GACTCGGGGATCCACACCCGGCCCCGGGCAATGATGTTGCTGACAATGTTCAGGCGCTGCATTTTATCCGCCCGCCCCGGGTTGTAGGCCCGGACCGGCAGGTGAGCCCGTTGGAGGTCTTGTATAAGACTGATGCCGGCGCTCTTGTCCTCGATCAGCAGCAGGTCCACCCGCTTGCGCTCCTTGCCCTCGCCAAAGATGGTCTCGTACTCCTCGAGCACCTTGGGGCGCAGGTCGGGGTACTGCATCCGTTCTTGCCAGCAATCAATCACCATGGCCGCCATAGGCCCGTCCACGGGCTTAAAGCAGCCAAAGGTGATGCAGGCGGTCGGGTCGTTCTGCGCCTTCTCGCTGGTGGCCACGTCATAGCTCTGGATGATGTACTCAAACGCCGGGAACGGCCGGCCGGCTGGCCAGAGCTTGAACATGTCCCGTCTGACGATGCCACCCTCCTCGGGGTCAATGATCTCGGCATAAATTTCTTGCCTGCCGAGGGTGGTGCCCTCATAGCTCAGGATCTGCTTGCGGAAGTTCTCCGACAGGTTGGCCAGATTGGTGTAGGTCGAGGCGGTGGTCATCACCACGTCGTCACCCTCCCGGCCCATCAGCTCGATGATCAGATCCTTCGGGCGGGGCGTGGTGGTGCAGATCATCCGGGTACGCTTGCCCAGCCGCATCCCGAACTGAATCTGGTCCCACGCCTCCTGTAAGTAGTCCCAAGCGGCCAGCTCGTCGCACCAGCCCCCGTGAAACTGCGGCCCTCGGAAGCGCTCAGGCTCCGATGCGGGTATACCCTTGATCAGGCTGCCATTGTGCAAACGCAGCTCGTGGGCGGTCTTGTTGTAGTCAACCACCAAGCTCTTGGGGATCACACTCACCAGCCCGGAGTCACCCTCGAAGCAGGTTCCCCGGACGTCAGCCGAGGTGGGGGCGGCTACCAGCCAGCGGGTGCCGGGCTGCTCATAGGCCCACCAGCCGATCTGTTCCGCAGCCGTGCGGGTCTTGCCTGCGCCCCGGCCAGCCAGCATCAGCCAGATGGACCACCAGTCACCCGGCGGCAGGATCTGGTGCTTGTGCTGAGTGGAGAACCACGACATGCGCCATGCCCACGCCAGCCTGTACTCAGGGCTTGCTGTTGCTAAGTGACGCTGGACCTCCGGGTCCGAGACGATCGCCGCGATGTCACTCATTCGCCGCGACTTGCTTCTTGAGCTCCACGTTCTTCATAATCGCCGCGAGATAAGTGTTGGACTCGATCTGCGCCTCGACCTGTATCGGGTTGCCGGGGTCACCGCCCAGCGCCAGCTTGGTGCCGTACCGCTTGGGATTCCAGCAAGCCATCAGCTTGAGGCGGTGCTCGGCCCGGCCTTTGTTCCAGCTGATTGAGCCGGGGTCATACCGCTTGTTGCCAGCCTCGTCAAACACGGCCAGCGGCTCGTCGTCCATGATGGACAGTGATTCCTCGGCCATGGCGTCGCAGCCCTCCTCGCGGGCGCGTGCGAACTGTAACGCAAGAGACTCGTCGGCCCCACACCAATTGTAGACCGCCTGCCGCGTTGGCATCGTCTCGTCCCTACAGATTTTCAGTAGCGGCTCTCCCATGCTGATGCGGCGGAAGATCTCCTGCGCTAGCTCTGGGGTGTACTTGCCTGTCTTGTTTTGGGCTTTTAAGCCCTTTACAGGCTGCTTGGCTACCTTGCCCTTACCTACTGTCTTTGGGGCGGCTGTGGCTCGTTTCTGTGGCTTTGCGGCGGTTTCTGGCATGACCTTATTCCTCGTCCGTTGATGTCTGTATCTTAACCGTTACGGTGGGTTCTCAAATTCCCACTTGTTTTCAAACACAAAGTCTACTGTGGATATTGACACGACCTCATCGAGTGCAACGACGTTGTGCCACCAGCCCAGTGGGACAAACATTGCTTCGCCCGGCTCTACGATCGTTTCCAACACGTTTACGTTTTTCATCAACGGGAATGCTTCGTAGTCGATGTTTTCAATGTCCACTTGGCTAAAAGTCCCGGGGTTGTTGTACAGGTCTGGGAGATGCAGTGGCGATATGAGCTTCCATTTTTTACGGCCCCTTACCTGCGCATGAATGATGCAGTGCTGGTCGTGGTGCAGCGGCGTGATGGTTCCTTTAGGGCCAATCCAGAAATGCCAGCGGCCATTCCTGCTCGGTGGATTTAAGTAATCCGGGACGTTTGGAATCTCGTCTAACAGTTCTGCAAGTTTTGTCGTATTAAATACTTGATTGTTTGCCATCATATAAAAGTCGTTGCTCTCATCCACGCTGTTTATCAGCTTGATGTACTCGCCGAACAACATCTTGGTTTTGTGTTTGACCATGTCTAATTCGTAGGTCTTGTTTTTAGTTCTGTTGGTCTGCACCTCAACCATAATATTGACATATTTCTTCACAAGGTTATTGGGACTCCATCTCTCCGTGAGCCCCCACTCTGTGGTGAAGTTTTTTATGACCACTGGTTTGTTTGCTGTCCAGTAATCATTGTAAAAATCTTCTTTAGATGTAATATTGATTTTGTCAATAATTAAGTTTTTAGGGTTTTGATAATGTAGTTTTGTCAATACTCTAAATACCGATGATGCCATTTTGTTTTGCTGAATAACAGCCTGCACCATTTTTTCAGAAGTTACTTTTCTGGCTTCTGTAAATACTTGGGCAATACTTTCTTCAGATCGGCCTTGTGAAATCATCACATCAACTAATTGTTTTTCTGTGCAGCCGTTACTAAAATTTAATTTAACCCACTCACTGAGTCTGTAAACAGTGCTGGCATCAATGTGCCCCGGCGGGTCTTGGTATTGTTCGACTTTTGTGCCGGCCGTCAATTGCTCGACCAGATCATCCTGCGTCGCTACGGTCACTGTGTACTCAGTGCCCGCAACGTGACTCAGCACCTGCTGGCGCATGCTTGCTCGGACAAGTCGTGCGCCTTGGTCGTTTTTGGCGACATAAATTGTCTCTGCCATGACTCAGTTCCCGGGCGACTCGCTACCCTCTACCAACTCTGGCTGCTCAAGATCCTTGTACTGCTCAATCTTGGTGCCGGCGGTGAGCTGCTTAACGAGATCGTCTTGCGTGGCCACTCGGACCGTGAAGGTGCTGATGGCTGCGTGGCTCAGGGCCTGTTGACGCAGAGTTGCTTTGATCAGCCGGGTGCCTTGGGCGCTGGTGACCATGTAAATTCGTTCTTTCATTTTTTCTCTCCGTTTTGTTTGATGTACCCGGTTGTGCCGGTCGAAACCAAGTCGGTTTCTCTTCGCTTTTAGTTGTTAGGTATTATACCACGGTGCCTCCTCAAAATTGTCTGGATTGAAAGGTATTGGCTTGCTTGGCTGGGCTGGTGGCAGCTCGGTGGGAAATGGCCAGTTATCCATGATTGCCGCCTTCAAGGCTTGCATTCTTCCGTCAGCCCCTGCCACGGGCGCTGTGCCGCAAAGTGATCAGCCAACTCTCGCGCCTTGTGCTTGTTAATGCCTTCGCGGACTAGGGTAACGACAATCATGTCACGCCACTGACTCGGCTCCTGCTCTGGCTGTGCAAGGGCGGCTTTTAGGGCATTAGCGGTGCGCTCCCACCTTGGCGAACTACCGTGATAGCCAAATTCGTGCAACGCCTCCAGCGCCTGCTGCGCGGCTTGTCTCAGGTCAGTCATGCTTGGCCCCTTGCTCTGATGGCGGCGGCGTATTGCTCATCGCCGTACTCTCCTTGTGCCTCGCACAGTTTTGCACACGCCTCACGCTCGGCAGCAGCGACTAGGTTGGCAAAGGCTTCAAGGTAGTGCAGAAATTTATCTCTGTCCTTGCCCATGCCGTACCACGACAGACCAGAGGCGTCTGCTATGAGGATGATTTCATCTTGCGTCATGGCATCCCCCACAAAAATCCAGCAATTCCAGCCAAAAATGTAATCGTCATCAGCACCAGAAAGATAATGGTCATCCAGTGCATGACCTCATCAATCATGCTGTAGTCGTCATCGTCATTCACAACGTGACCCTGCGAGTTTTAAGTCCACGGTGCGTATAGCACTGGACTGAGCCATCGTCCAACATCTTCCAGCCTGCGTTTTCTCCGCACATTTTCTGAATCCTTTCTTCTGCTGTGTCCACCCGTGCCTCATGTTCGGACGGGCCGTCCAGCAAGTAGGCTGCTGACATCACTAAGGCCACTAGGGCCGCTGCCACCCAGCTCATGCCTCACCTGCTTTGTCAGCCGCTTCCTCGGCGGCCACCTTGGCCTCGTACTCAGCTTGAGCCTTGTCCACCAAGCGCTGGATGTCCAGCGTGACGAGTCGGTCAAATTCTTGCTGTGTCATAGGGATCTCCTTAGTTCAAATATTCGGCAATTTCGGACTGGATGCGGGAGTCGTCTTCGTCTGTCAGCTTGCGTGCCAACCACGGTGCAGGGCGGCCACGGCGGTCAAGCACGTCAAACAGGCACTCGCTGCTGCCCTCGTAGTCCCAGTCGCTGTCCGCCCCGCAGTCGCCGGCCACGCTGCTGTACTCCGTCACGCCGACAATGCAGGGGATGCCTGCCACTGTGGTCTCAATCTCAACAATGTAGTGTGTCATTTCTGTGGTTGCCTGCTTGATTGCAGTGATGCCAGTGTAACATTGAATTACACTGAATCATCAGTTTTACAATTATTTTGATAGGGACTTACCCTAATGCCACTTCCACCAGCTTGGGGCGCTGAATGACGGTTTGCTTGACGCCGCTGTACTCGGTGTGCTCCTTGACGGCGGCCTTGATAGTAGTGGTGTCGCCCTTGCTGCCGATGTCGGTGCGGCCTTTGTAAAAAATGGCGTTGCCCTGCTCGTCACGGGCAAGGGTGATGAAGGTGGTCCCAAACTGGGACTCAAGCACGATGATGCGCTCAACCGTGATGGTCAGGGTAATCTTGTCGCCAACTGCCCCGACGTGCTGGCTGTTGGCGCGTGCGGCCTCAAGGCGGTCAATGACGGCAAAGCAGGACTCGACGGTTTCAAGCTGGCGGGCGGACAGGTTGCCCCAATGGCTCAGGTTGCTCATCATGTCGCGCAGGAAGCTGTTTGTGCCCTCATAAGCCGTCAGGCGGGCCACCACGGCGCTGTTGGCATTGCGCCATGCTTGGGTAGCCTCTTGGCGATCAGCGGCCTTCTGAGCGCGTTCTGCAGCCACTTGGGCCTGACGTACCGCCCGGCGGGACTGTACGCCGGCTTGGCGACGGGCGCGGGTGTGATCGGCCCGGATCTTTTCAAAGCCCTCGATGCCCCAGCCAGTCTTAACCACGCAGTCGCAGCCGACCTTGAACTGCTTAGCACCAGCGATGCTGCCCTTTATCCAGAACTCCCAGCGAATGCCGGTGCCGCAGTAGTCGCAGCAGCCGCCGGCCTTTGACGTGCCGTCTGGCAA